TAGACTGGGATGATTGGGACCAAGTCTTACTTAAAAGTTCTAAGAGCAGAATCAAAAAGCTATTTAAGCGACATTATTATAACCGTGATTTCGACCCCACAAATAGTAATGATGGCTCAATGAACCATGCTGATTTGGCGGTTAAGAATTTAAAGGCATCACTCCAGCCAGCAACTGGAAAAAGAATCTTCCCATGGTTCAAAAGAAGAAAATTACGCGATAATCCTTTCAATGCGAACGGAGAATTGTGTAAAAAGTCCGAAAATTAATTTAAAGAGATATTTACAGTAGGTTTTTATTATGGCACTTGGCGTATCACTACCAATCAACTCATCGGATTCCGACGGCTTCATGATGCTGTACGGCATAAAGGAGACAATGCGTCAGAATTTGATCATGTTATTATTGACGAATCCCGGAGAAAGAGTCATGGAGCCAGACTTCGGTGTTGGTATTAAAACTTATTTATTCACGAATAAAACAGAAAATTATCGTTCAACAATTACAGCAAAAATAAACCAACAAGTTAAAAGATATATGCCAGCTATCATTGTAAGTTCAATAGACTTTGCAGAACTTACTCAAGATAGAAATTCTATATCTATGCGAATAACCTATGCAATACCCGATATGGGGATAAAAGATTTGCTTGAACTTACTATTTAATGTGAGGAAAACAAATGGCTGAAGATCACAAAAAATTCTTACCAATAAATTATACTAATAGAGAATTCTCGGAAATCCGACAGGATCTATTAGAGATGGCCGAGCGGTTCTATCCTGATACATTTCAGGACTTCAGCGAAGCTTCTTTCGGCGCCATGATGTTGGATGCGGTTGCATACGTAGGCGACCAGCTCAACTTTTATTTAGATTATAACATTAATGAATCTTTTCTAGATACATCGTTTCAATATAATAATGTTGTTCGCCATGGTCGCGCCCTCGGCTACAAACACGCTGGACGCGCTTCAACTTTTGGAGAGGCAAATGTATATGTTCAAATTCCTGCTGCCGGCTCCGGACTCGGACCAGATACGCGATACATTCCAATATTAAAAAGAGGAACTAGATTCACATCCAGAAATGGTTTATCGTTTATACTAGTGCATAATGTTGATTTTAATGACCCCTCGAATCCAGTGATAGTATCACAAGTTGATCCAACCACCGGCGCCCCAACTTTTTACGCCATTCAAGCTACTGGACAAGTGGTATCTGGAAAGCTTTCACAACAAACAATAAAAGTCGGTGCTTTCGAGAGATTTAAAAAAGTTAGACTGTCAGACAGAAACATCGTAGAGATAATTTCCGTATTCGACTCAGAGGGAAACCAATACTATGAAGTAGAATACTTGGCCCAAGATATGATCTATAAAGAAATACCTAACGATAATTTTAAAAACGATAATGTACCATCCATCTTAAAACCAATGTTGGTATCTAGAAAATTTGTCACTGAGAATACCAGAGATGGCTATTATTTGCAATTTGGCTCAGGTGACGCCAACGAAACTGACATAGTTGCATCTCCGCAATCAGTAGCAGTTGATGTTTTTGGCAAGAATTATGTGACAAATACAACTTTTGATCCAACGAGATTATCAAAGAATATTAGTTACGGAATTGTTCCATCAAATACCTCTCTTTTTGTTGTCTATCGGACTACCAATAACACAAATTCGAATGTTGCTGCTGGTGCACTTAATATGGTGGTCTCACCAATAATAGAATTCGAAAACAGGTCTGTGCTAAGTGCAGCACAAACAAGTTATCTGGTTAGTACCATAGAAGTGTCTAACACAAAACCAATTACAGGAGATGTAACAAGCCCTTCAACGTCTGAAATTAAAAGAAGGATCTACGATACATTCCCAACTCAAAATCGCGCAGTAACTCAAGCAGATTATGAGAGTATAGCTTATCGCATGCCATCGAAATATGGTTCAATAAAGAGATGTACAGTGATCAAGGATCAAAGTTCCCTCAAAAGAAATTTAAATATGTATGTTGTTTCGGAGAATAGTTTTAACAAGCTAACTCTCACGAACAATACGATCAAGCAAAATCTACAGACATGGTTGAATAACTATAGAATGGTTAATGATACGATCGATATACTAGATCCGTATATCATTAATTTGGGAGTTGATTTTGTCCTTAAATTGAAGCCTGGAAAAAGCAAGACAGATATTCAAGCGCTTGCGGTTGATAAAATTCGTAAACTTTTCGCCGAAGGCTTTTTCGTCGGAGAAGCGATGTTTATCAGCAGTATTTACACGGCCCTTAAAGATATTGAGTCCGTATTAGACGTCTCAAGCGTAAAAATTAACAACAAAAGCGGCGGGCAATATTCGCCCACAGCATTTGTAATTAACAAAAATATGTCTCCTGATGGCAGCCAACTTCTGTGTCCCGCAAATGCGATTTTTGAAATAAAATATCCAGAAGTTGATATTAGAGGTAAAATTAAATAATGGGCATCTCAAGATACACAGCTTCGGCTGATAATACAATCGTCAATGCTTATAAGCCAAACCTCTCAAAGCGCGCCACCGGCTCAAACGCCGGCGCCGCAGATGTTTTAGAAGTCTTCTCGATTTATGGGCGGATTTCGTCAGCCTCACAAGAGTTATCTAGAGTTTTGGTCAAGTTTCCAACTACCAGCATCGCAGCAGACCGTCTCGCCACCAGTATTCCTGGCAGCGGTAGTGTAAGTTTCTACCTTAAGATGTATAATGCGCCGCATTCTAAGACTGTCCCAATAGAATACAAGCTAAATGTTTCAGCACTCACTGAAGAATGGGAAGAGGGAACAGGATTAGATCTTGAGAATTATGCAGATCAAACCAAAGGACGAATAGGTTCAGATTGGGTCCAGAGAAAAAAGGGCGCCGATTGGTTTGATCACGGTGGCACCTATAAGGAGAATCCCGATTATCTATATACCAAGCAGTTGTCGACTGGGTTAGAAGACGTAGAGATAAACATAACACCACTTGTTGAGCGCTGGCTAGCTGGCGACCAGGCAAATTATGGAGTAGTGGTCAGACTATCAGCTAGTTATGAGGCATCTGCCTCGGAGACTTATGGCAGAACTGATACTAGTGTTATAACAAACTCTCTTGGGGCCCAAGATTCTTATTACACCAAGAGGTTTTTTGGAAGAGGAACACAATACTTCTTCAAGAGACCAGTGATCGAAGCCAGATGGGATTCCTCTATTAAAGATGACAGAGCTAATGTTTACTTCAGTAGTTCACGCGCCCCTGCGGCAGATAACTTAAACAAGATTTATTTCTATAACATTGTTCGAGGAAGGCTCGTAAACCTTCCCGATATTCCCTCTGGCGGAGATGTGTGTGTCAGTTTGTTCTCAGGCTCAGCCGATAACACTGGACCTTCGGGCTCGGCAATATTCTTAAATAACACTACTGCTGTAAAGACTGTGATTACTGGCGGATGGGTATCGACTGGAATCTATTCAGCCTCGGTATGTTTCACCTCGTCAGAAAATCTTAATACGCTTTATGATGTATGGTTTAAGCCCTCGGATACAGTTGTTAACGCGACAGGCTCTAGTACACAATATTTTACTGGCACACTAACACCAGAAAACTTTAACACAGCCGGCGGCGTTACCTCGAATGAGCCGACCTATTACATCAACATTACAAATCTCAAGAACGCCTATTCTACAAGCGAAAAAGCAAGATTGAACCTCTATGTCCGAGAGAAAAATTGGAGCCCTACAATCTACACTGTGGCTAACAATGACATAGAATCCATAGGTGTGAGAAGCGCCTCATATGGAGTTAAGCGAATAATTGACAATCAAATGGTTATTCCATATGGAACCGGAAGTGATGCACATACAGCTTTATCTTATAACGTATCTGGCAATTATTTTGACTTTGATATGAGTCTTCTCGAAAAAGGTTACTCTTATGCCTTTAAATTTATGTTTTATGATGATAGACTTAACTCATGGGTCGAGCAAGATAAGACTTTTAAATTTAGGGTAGAAGAGAGCTAAAAATGAGCATCAAAAAACTTTTCGATTCAACAAACAGAATAACCCAGTACGCCGACTTCGATAACGAGAAGGGCGTCTACTCTACTGTAGAATCATCCGCAAATGCAAAAAACCTGACAATCGAACAAGCGACGTTTGTACCCGATCTAGATTATTCAAATCCAGAGAAGTTTGCGTTCTACGGCTCTGCTTACCTTTACTATAAATCAGCATTTGATAATGTATCTGACTATTATCCTTATGATGGTTCGTTGGCCGAACAAAGCGCCTTTTATAATAAGATGCTCCCGGTTGACAAGTATGTTTTCAACAAGAAGTACCCTCGAACTACTGGTTATGCAACGATAGCTGCAGCCGGCTGGGGAACGATAGCAAGCACTACAAAATACGATGGTTACGGTCTTCCAAGTACTCTGGAATATATCGCTTTTAAAGGTGGTCCGCACACCGGCTCACAAGGCACCTCGCTAAAAGATCAATCATTAGACAAGCACTCGTCAAAGATAGATCGCAGTAATGTATATGACGATGACATCTATACATCCGCAGGACTACCATCAGACTATGGAAAAGGAACTCGCTTATCAAACTTGAGGTCCAACTTTGATGACGGTGTAACTGTTGAGTTTTGGTTAAAGACTGGTTCTATGAACACAGCCTTGACTGAAAAACAGGTTGTGTTTGATCTGTGGAATAACGAGATCTCCGGCTCCGGAGCTAAGGATGGAACTCCGAATAATAGCTACGGGCGCATCAGAATAGAGCTTGTATCAGGCTCGTCTAGCGGACTGCCAACCAAGAGAATGACGTACACGGTACAATCGGGCTCAACCAAAAAGACATCTACAATAGGCGCCACCGGTTCTCTAGGATTTTCAGATTGGAAACATTATGCTGTTGCATTTTATAACACGGGCAGCAGCTTTATCACCAAACTTTATGTTGATGGCAAATTAGATGAAACAATAACATCCGCAGGTGCAGTTTCTGAACTCAACCCAGTAGGTATGCAGGCGCGCCTTGGTGCCCTAGCAACATTTCCCTCTGGCTCTACTGCTCCTGCTGGCGCTGGTAAATTATCTGGCTCCATAGATGAATTTAGATTTTGGAAAGTAGCACGGAATGCATCTCAAATTGGGGTAAACTATTTTGATAGAATCGGAGGAGGCTCCAACACTGACATTTCTAATGCCACCTTGGGTGTGTACTTTAAATTCAACGAAGGTATTACCGGCGTCACTACGACGGACAATATAGTAGCAGATTATTCAGGAAGAATTTCCAATGGAACGTGGACAGGCTATACAGCCACATCCAGAAACACAGGTTCAGCAATAGTTTCGGCTTCTGCAGCCGCCGCTGAATTTGAAGACCCGATCATAAGAGAAAACCATCCAGATTATATTTCTGTAAGAAAAAGCTTGTTAGACATTGGCTCGCATTACGATTCAACCAATCATTCGGGATTTATCAACCATGCACCAAGTTGGGTTATC